TTTTACAAAGGACTTTCCTATGGCTACGGCCACCCCTCCTAAAGTAAAACCATTTGAATCGGCCGAAGAGGCCGCCCCGGCTCCCGCCCCCGCCTCTAATATCATAGAGCTGGTGCAGAAACTGACCCCCGAGCAGAAAGAGATGTTCCGTGATGCTTTGGGCGTGAAGAACCAGGGCATCAAGCGGCGCGTCAATAAGCGAAACAACAACGACGCAAAGCGTATGTCTGCCCTTCACGGCGATGTGTATCGCCCTGGCGGAGGCGGATTCAAGCCCTCCGAGGCGATCTTCGATAAAGGCCCCGAGGCAGTGGCTGCCGCCGAAGAGCGCTGGTATAATGGTCAGTCTACCTCTGCCCGCAAGGCCGATGAACTGGAAGCCCTGGCCGCGACCGCGGTGATGTAGATAATGAATTCGGCTTCCCTCACTGACGGTATACACGCCCCCTCCGTTGTGGCCGATACCGCACTGGTGGAGGCGATAACAGCAGGGTCTTACCTAATCGTCCCGTTGGTGACTACTACAGCACGTAACTTGCTGACTGCCACTAATGGGATGATTGTTTATAACACCACCGACAACAAGTTCCAGGGCTACGAAGCTGGGGCATGGGCAAATCTAATATGACCTTACAAGAGGTTTGGACACTTGGCTTGAAGAGGGTTGGCTTATCTCCATCCAATACCACCTTCTCAGATCAGATGCGGATCTACGTCAATGTCGTAGCCAAGCAGATCGCCAACGAGAGAAATTGGTGGTGGCTTAATAAGACCGCTACGTTTAACACCGTAGTAGACACCCGCACCTACACGCTGGCGGCAGATGTCCTGATGCCGGAATCTATCGTGGACGAGACCAATGACACCCCCACCCGCTTTGTCTCTCAACAGGTCGGGGAGAGGGCTGATCCAGACAGATCCACCTCTACTCCTACCCCCTGGTGGACTATTGAGGGGTACGACGAGACGGGGGCGCTGATTATTGGTGCCTTCCCCACTCCGTCTGAAGTGGCGACCTTTCGCTATCGGTACACTGCCTACATCTCCGACTGGACCCCCGCCAACGATGGGAGTCAATTAAATACCCTTGGCATCCCCACTACTATCCAGCCTGCGCTGGCCTTTGGGGGCGCTCGGCTATATAAGCAGGAGAAGGGCGACGAGGACGGGGCTAAGACTGAGGAATACGAGTACGAGAAGATGATGTCTTCTATACGAAAGCAGCAATACCGCATAGAGGGCAACCGGCACTTCCGCAAGGAGCGCACAGACCGCTGGATAAGTGGCTTCCGCCTACAGCCGCAGGAAGGCAGCCTGAGCTGATGGCCATCGAAGGTGATAGCATACAGTTTGGGCCATGGTATGGGGGCGTGAACTACGCCCTGGCCCCCGAAGACTGCGAATCAGATCAGGTCTCCTCTATGGAGAACTGCAGGATTGGCCTTGGCGGGTATGTAGAGAAACGGCTTGGAAGTGCTAAGTACGAAGATTACGCCGCGCTGGGGTCCACCCCCACTGTCGTCATGGCCTCTGAATACCGTATCCCTAATGGGAACACGTACAAGGTTATCATTGCTGGGGGGAAGATATATTACGATAACGGCTCTGCCTGGACCGACATCAGCGCAGCCTTGACCATATCCTCTTCTTCGGATGACCATGTATGGGATTGGGTGAGGGCGCACAACGTCCTTGTCATGACCAACGGAGTAAACCCAGCCATTGCTTGGACTGGATCGGGAAACGCATCAACCATAACAATGCCAGGGTCTGCCACCTGGGCTAAGTTTGTTGGGTATTGGGATGATCGCTTGTGGTTGGCTCACACTAACGCTAACGATGACCGAGTATGGTATTCAGACAAGGGCACCCTCGACACGTTTGGGTCCACTTCATTCTACAATATGGGCAGTCCAGTAACGGCCATGCAGCCGTTCCAGGGGGCCAATGTAATTCACACCGAAGAGGGGATCTGGACCCTGACCCCTACGGGGAACGCGCAGGTTCCGTACCAGAAGGTGCCGAAAACCCAGCAGTCCGACCAGTCACAGGGGATCGGTGGCTCGGTGTCAAACCGCGCTGTGATCTCCCTGCCAGACAACCGTCAGCTCTTTATACTTCCTGGGGGCATATACGAGTGGGCGGGATCAGAGACAGTAGAGAAGATTTCACAGGCACTGGATGACGGATATTGGCCAAATATAACAACCTCTCGCCTCCCCCAGGCTCACGCTATCTACTACCCAGTGCAGAATGAGGTGTGGTTTTGGCTGCCGTACGGATCGACCACCATGAATCAAGTCATGGTATACAACACAGAGCTAAAGGTGTGGTATGGACCCTATACGAACATACCCAGGAATTGTAGCTGCATTATAGATAATAAGCCTCACGGCGGAAGCTATGGTGGCATTCTTTACGATCAAGCGCCGACCTCGGCCACGGCCTACTCAGATGACGGGTCAGCAATCCCTGCCTTTTTCACCACGTCAGGAGAAGCCCCAGAGGGTGGAGACAGTCGTGTCCGGTGGCAATACGGGAGAGTCTACTATGATAATGTTGGGGCCTACGAAGTAACGGTGACACAGGAGTTGTCGGACGCAGCAGGTGAGTCAAATGTGCTCGAAACCTCGTCTGGCGCAGTTGCCCTTGGAGCGTTTACTTTAGGGGTATCGACCCTTGGTACTGTCAGGATGCAATCGGACGATATAGAGCTTAGTGGGTATGATCCGCACTCGACTTTGAAGTTTGCCAACAACACCGTGAATGAGAACTTTAAGATCCGCCGCGTCTACCAGCAATACAAGCAAATTGGTAGGAAGCGAAAAATATCTAAGGAGTCTGACTAATGGCTGGTTCTTTCGGGTTCGCCAACCTCACCAACCCTAACGCCTTTCAGCCCCACAACGCAGGGATAGCCTTTGGCGGCACAAGCCTAAATGCTATCCAATCTGCCTTGTCTGGCGGGGCGCAGATGCCCGGCTTGAGCTTCTCGCCCTCTGGCGGCGGGTCCGAGCTGCGATATAACAATCAGCTTGTTGGTTTCTTGCCCGGATCGGCCTTCTCCCAGGCCCAGGCATCTGCGCCCCCTCCGCCCACTGGGGCGTTTAACCCGAACCCCACTGGGACGTACACCCCGCCAGTGGTCACGCAGCCTGCTGTCCCGGCGGGCGGTGCCAATAGTCCCGGTGGATCCAATACTGGCGGGAACCCGAATAGTGGCGCGTGGCAGAATGGGATCCCTCCCTGGGCACAGCCAGGAGCGACTGGCAATGGCGCTGGGGCAAATAATGGGAATACTACAAATAATGGCACCACCGTCCCCCCTCCTGGCGGAAACATAGATCCAAATCAACCATTCGAGCCTGTTGGCGGGACCAGCAACCCCCCGCCTGGGCCGCAGACGGCGGCTGCGTTTACCCCGCAGTGGATGTCGGCACTGCAACAGGCCCAGGGGTTTTGGGATCCAGTACGTTATGGGTCCACCCCGTCCATTGTTTTCGCCAACCTGGTGCAGCAAGGCCAGGGGCCGCCCACCGGACAAGGTAATGCTGCCATTCAGACTTGGTGGGAAAATGCCTTCTTGCCCGAGTACAACCGTTTGCGAAATGGCGGCTCCACTACCAGTGAGGCATCTGGTGGCGGAGGCGCTAATAGCGCTGGCGGGGATGGTGGTACGGCATCACTAATCAATAGCCTGTTCGGTGGAAGTCCCACCGGCGGAGGTATTCCTGGTTTTGCTGATGTCAGCGGCTTTAACCCAAACGCAACCTTTAACGCTACCATCAATGCCCCAAACCCAGACGACATCTTCGGCGCACTGGAGGGTCGGTTAGGTGATGTGCAGGGCCAAATTGGCGGTCTCGGCGTAGGGGAGGACTTCCTGCGCCAGCTTACCGGCGTAGAGAATCGCCTTGTAGGTCCCAATGGAGCTGGTGGGATTCTGGGCCAACTGCAGGACGCGTCCAACTTCAGCCAGCCACAGGCCCTCCTGGACACCCAGGGCACCGCTGGGGACGTTACCTCCCTGCTTAGGGATATTGGCCTATTCGAAACACCGCAGGCCCTGGCGGATACCAGAGACCTCGCCAATGAGACTGCTGGCATCCTCGATAATGATGTCCTGGGTTCCTTTGGCCGGCAGGGCGGAGTAGATCATACTCTTGCAAAGGCGATAGGCGATGCCAATCTACTGAAGACTCGCTTGCAGGATGATGCTATCACCGGCTTTGAAAACCCAGAAGGATTGACTGAGGCGCTATCGGGCGTGAACGAGCTTCGCACCCAAGCTCCGCTGGCTCGGGCTGGCGTACAGAACATCATCAATACGGCGAGGGGTGGAGAAGATACCCTGGCGATGTTGTCGAGTATTGTTGGCGGTGTCCCCAACCCTGGGAATCTCGCCCAGACACTGGATCGCTTTGACCCGACCAATATTCTGACTAACGCTCTGGACACCTCCCTTGATGGTCGCCTGGGTGCTTTTGCAGGGGACGTGGGCGATGCGATTGATGTGCCTGGTACTACGGAGATTGCCAGTGCCGTAGGGACTGAATTAGACCCCACATTCACTAATCTGAGACGGGACATAGGCGGTGACTTTGCTGGGGAATTGAGCCAGAATAATAGATTCTCCCCACTGGATGACATTACTGGCAAACTTGCCCCCCTTGAGACGCTTAGGACCGATGTTGGCAGAGATATAGCAGGGGAGCTGAGTAGCAATAACAGGTTTAGCCCATTGGACGACCTAACCCAGACCCTCGCCCCACTGGGGACACTACAGCAAGACATCGGCAGCGACCTCGCGGGGGAACTCAGCAGCAACAGGCGCTTCAGCCCGCTGGATGACCTCAGCGGGTCACTGGAGGCGCTGCAAAATGATATTGGTAACGACGTCTCAGGTGAATTGCTAAACAATAGGCGCTTCTCGCCCCTGGACAACCTATCTGGGGACTTGGAGAGCTTGAGGTCTAACATTGGTGGCGATGTCGCATCGGAGCTGACAAACAACAACCGATTCGACCCCCTTGATAGGATCGACTCCAAACTTGACCCTCTGGCGACCCTGCAGAGCGACATAGGGCGGGACTTCTCGGGGGAGTTGCTCAACAGTCGTCGACTAAACCCGCTTGACGACCTGAGCGGCGACCTTGGAGATCTAAGGAATAACATCGGCCGAGATGTTGGGCTGGAAATAGGCGGGAATGACCGCTTTGATCCGCTCGACAGCCTCAATAGCAAGCTCAACCCCCTTGATGGGATAGAAACCCGCCTTGGGAACAGGGTAGATGGCGGTTTGGCTGATCTGAGAACCGACATAGGCGGCGACTTAGATGACTCCCTACGGACGGACAACCGCTTCAATCCTCTGGACGAGCTAAACAGCAAGCTGAATCCATTGGGAGGGATAGAGAATCGCCTTGCTACGGGACTTGGGGAGCAAATAGGTGGCGTAGCACAGAGCGCCAGCGACTTAATTAACCCAAGGCTACAGGCGCTTGAGACGGGCATGGGGAGTATCCTCCCAGAAGATCTTAAAGATCTTCCCGGCGACCTACAGAACGTCCCATCTGACCTGGGGGCTATACGCCAGCAGCTTGATGGCTCTGGTGGTATAAGCGATATTTTCAGTGAGCTACAGACAGCGAATGAGAATATTACCGGCCTGGACTTTGCCAAGCCCCAAGACGTGCAGGGCATATCAGCCGAGGATTTGGAGAATATCCTATCGTCGGTGGCAGGGTCAGGCGGCGGAGGTGGTGTGACGGTAGATACGCAGGGGTTGCCTTTAACTGAAACGGACGCTGGCGGATTCCTACAGCAGTTGCAGAATCAGATCTCTGGCAATTTCGGCAGCTTTAACCCGACTGCTGATGACCTGAGGAATGATCCCCAAGCCGCCTCCCTCTTGGCTGATCTTGAACAGCGCCAAGAGACGGACTACCGCCAGCAGTTGGAGAACCTGTCCCGCTTTGGCGTGTTGCGCGATGGCGACTCAGCGCGGCTGTTGCCTGAAATGGCCAGCGACCATCGCCGGGAGGAGTTGGATGTGCTCTCGGATGCTGCCCAGCGCAGCCTGGACAAGACCCAGACGGCAACGTCCCAGGGCTTGGATCTCAGCTCTCTGCTTAATAGTCGAGAACTGGGCCTGGGTGAGTTGTTGGGTAGCGTGGGCGGTCAGCGGACTATCTCGGGTCAGCAGTCTGACCTGGATGTTATCGGTGCTGCCATCTCAGCCCTGGACCCGTCGCTTAAAGGCAAGTACGATGATCTTGCTTCTCTTATCTTGGATATGGCCAAGGGCCTTGATCCAGTTCTTCGCAGCCGCCTGAAGAATTCGATCTTAAACTAAAGGATAGATACGATGCCAGCTCCCCTACTCGCCTCCCTTGGGGCCACTGCCGCAACAGGACTACTGAACAACTGGCTTGCTGGTCGCTCTGCCAAGCAGGCGGAGCGCAAACAGAAGAGGGCCGACGCTTTCAGTGGCTTGGTAGGATCTCTTAACCCTGGCGCACAACAAGGACAGAGCGCGGCCGTACCTCAGCGCCCCTCCTTGGCGCAAGGGGTTGCAGGGTCCGACGAGTTGCGCCAGCTATTAGAGCAGCTCCTTTCATCGCAAGGACGTCAAGACTTAAGTAAATCAGTCAGGGGGCTATAATGCCTTTAGCGGCACTTGGAAGAACTATGCAGAAATCCGCCTCGACCAATAAATCCCTTGCACAGCAACTGCAAGAGGCTATTGCGGCTGGCGATATGGGTGCCATTGCGGCTATCAAGCGCCAGATGGAGCGAGGCGACCCGCAAGTGAAGGCAACTTCTACTGGACTGCCTGACTTTAATGGAGGCAAGCCGGAGGGGTTCACCGACGAGGAACCCCCCTCCCCTACCCCTGAGCCAGATATAGTGGATACAGAGGTGGAGGACGAGGAAGTTCCAGTCCAGGGAATTGAGCTGCCTGAACAGGAGGGTGATCTGCGGTTTAAGGCACTGGAGATGGCCGGCAACCTCGGGGGGCAATTCCTCGACAACCGCGCCATTAACAAGGCCGACAAAAAGAACCGTCAGGCTACGGCCAGGGCTAATATGGTTACGGCCCTCACCGGTAAGCAGCAGACCCCAGCTCTTCGCAGTCCAAAACGAGGCATAGGACATACGTTACTCTCTGCCTTGGGTGGGGCTGGGAAGGTTGGCCAAGCATCGGTGGCCCAGAATAATGCCGCCAACCAAACTGGATTCAAGAATGAGATCGACCTTGCCCAGAACGACAGGGCCGACTTCAACGCCCAGACTAATCGCATCAACGCGGAGAAAGCTAATACCTCGCAGTCTGGCCCCAAAGTCTCTGACCTCCGCAAGGGAGCAGAGGCCCTTGGGCAGGCGCACCAACAGAAGGGGGTCCGGTACGATAGCCCCGAAATGGCTGAGACAGCCCTGCTGGAGCATGAGGCATTTAAAGCCATTAAAGTCAACTATCCCGATATGTGGCAAAGCATTGTCGGCGCAGCCTTCAAGGCCAATGCTGGTGAGTTTGGCTCTGTCTCCCGGTTAGGACAGGGAGAGCGCAGGTTGGGGCAGGGCGATACGCGCATAGAGGGGACTCAGCGAGAGCGTGACATTGATAATGTCGGGGACTTGATGATCCTCAAGGCGGAAGAGATAGCAAGGACTGGAACTCCCGGCCTTGCCGCCTGGAATCAAGCCTTCAAGGAGAGCCTTGACGAGGTGGGCGGCCCTGACGGGCTGGGGTCCATAGGCAGTGCCCTGGTCAAACAGAAAGGCACTACTGCCTACCTGGAGAAGGTGGCCAAGATAAACGAACAAAAGGCCAAGCAGGAGGCGATAGAGTTTACCCATGCCATTCGACAGAACAAGGAGATTCGCGCAACCAAGGCGATGATCGAAGGCAATCCCTGGGTTACTAAGTTTGCCGAGCCGCTCAACTCCTACGCCAAGCTGATTGCGTCCTACAACGAGGCCAAGAGGGACACGGAGAATCAGTCAGGCTCACATACAGCCTTTGCCAACTTCTTTCAGCGCCTCATTGACCCCGCCACGGTGCGCGAGGGTGATATAGCACTGATGAAGGATGCTATGTCTACGTTCCAGCGATGGGAGGCAGATATAGCACGGTTCTCCTCTGGTGGCTGGCTAGCATCAGAGGCGCTTGATGGGATGATGACGGTAGCGGAGAAAGTCTTTGGGGCGCAGAGAGATGTAGCAGTGAAGGGTGTGAAGAACTCGCTCAATTCAGCCCCCTCTGAGATGTTGGACTTCGCGTACCCAGGGATGTCCCCTGAAGAGATAGCTGATCTTTTGTTTCCCTTGGAGACCATACCTATTATTAATAAGACCGGCAAGGAAGATCCTGGGACCATAAAAGTCTCGACAAGCGAGTTTGAATAATGGCAGATATAACGCTACGAAAAAGCTACGGGTCAAGAGAGGAATACCTCCGCCACCTCAAGGAGCAGGGGGTGGCTGTTCGTGAGGCAGATCCAAACTTCGGCAGCGCTACGCTTAAAAAGCACGGCATAACCATCGGAGAGGCCCCGGCTGAAGAAAAGCCAGGGTTCTTCTCCAAGCTGGGTTCTGGGGTTGAAAGCTTCTCTAAGGCCCTTGGGCGGACAGTGGAGCCAGGGCCGAGGGAGGAGGTTGGCAAGAACCTCCTTAAGAATGTTGCCGCCCAGCCCATAGGTCTTGCCCAGATGGCTATGGAGCCCATTGACAAGGGTCTTGGTGGCGTAGTTGGCCTTGCTAAGGGAGCTGCCGGCCTTGCCATGCACAACAGTCAACACCAAGACAATAACCCCCTGCGTAAGGAGGGGATGGCTGTAGCTGAAAGCATGACCAAGTTTGATCCCCAACGCCCGTTGGATCAAGTGTTCAATGTGGCAGGGATGGCAAACCCTTCCGGCCTATTGAGCAAGTTGGCCAGGGTCCAGGGGGGTAGTAAGATTGCCAACGCAGCTCGGTCTACCGCCCAGGCTGGCGTCAAGATGGCGCACTCGCCAGAGGCTCTCCCCCTTCGCATGGCAGGTAAGGCCGCAGCTCTCCCTACTAAGATTGCTGCAGGAATGGTCAAGAAGGGGGCAGCTATCCCTATGGATAGGCCCACCTCGGTCATGGGCCAGAAGCTCGACTTGAGCAAACTTGATAATTCACCGGTGGGGGCCAATTCGAAAACTGTTGGTGAGTTTGGAGCCTCGGAAGCCTTGGGATTTTCCACCAACACTTCCGGCAATACCATCAGACAGCTGCAGCAAGGCGTAGCTAATGACCCTTCTGGTCGTGCTTATATGTTCGCCGTCGAGGCAATGAGCGGTTCTCCTAAATCCAAGGACCGCGTGGTTCGTAGGGCAATAAAAGGGATGGACAGGTATAAAGGCGACTTATCCAACCATTACGAGGCACTGGAGAATGAGGCTTTCGGCGCACTGCCGCAGGGTAGCAATACCCGAGTCCCCGTTAACAGCCTACAGGAGGCAGCTAAGGGAGTCCTGGAAAATAACGGCTTCCCCTCCAAGACCATCCAGGGGGAACCAAACCTTGAAGTGATTGATATTCTCAGGGGCCAGCTTCCTGAGTCTTTTGTGGACAGGTCGCGCAGCCCCGACTCCTTCAAGGCTGCCGAGCCTGGGGGCTTTGGTAGCGGCCAGATGTCAGGGGTGACAAACCAAGGGCAAGCCCAGCGGGTAGTGCAAGACGTGTTCAATGAGCTATTCAAACCCCAGGGGCCAGTGAAGGTCAAGGACATCCTACAGCTACACCGCAACCTTGCCGACACAATACCGTTGGTCAAGAAGGATATATCGGCAGAGGCCGCTAAGATTCTAACTGAGTTACAGCAAGTCACCAGGGACCACCTACACACTACCCTTGGCCCTCGCTTCTCCGAGGCTGCCGACCTGTACAGCGAAGGGCGTAGCTTCATCAATGATGTTGATGACGTGTTCGGCATCCGCCCAGGCCAAGCCAAGTCAAACTCGAAGGGTAAGTTC